TTGATAAAGTTGTGGGTGACAAATACAAAGATCAAAACTGGATTGAAAAGCTTGCAAATATAGGTCTAGGTGGAAAAGTGTATGAATATGACGTTAAAGACTTATTAAAACAGTTTGATTATCTTACAGAAGATGAAGCAAGAGGAATTAAACGTGAAATTAACATGTTAAAAAAGCGAATAAGAAAAACCCCAGAACAAAAAGAAGACATTAGAAAAGATATCAAAACGCTAACTTTGCTTTACAAAAAAGCAAAAAGAGACGCAGCAAAAGCAAAAGGAAAGGCCAGAGCTGGGTTAAGAAGGAGTCGAGATGTCTAAATCACATTTTGAGTTTGATTTTCTGTATAAGGATAAAAAAAAATGCCAAATGAATTAAAACTAGGGTTATGGAAACCTATTGCAATTAGTGCTATATCAATTTTGATGACAGGGTTTCCTATGTATTTTTTACATAATAACAAACCCACAATGACCACTGTTAGCAAAATGATAAAGCAAGAAGCACCCTTAGCAATCGAAAATGAATTAAGAGAAATAAAATTAACTCAAAAAAGCTTAGAAATTCAACTTGCAAGACAATCTGTCCAAATTGAACAAATATTAACCGAAGTTAGAAAATGAAAATCAGTAAAAATTTTCATGATTATGAGTTTAAGAATATAAAACCAGATTTAAATTTATTAACTCTATTACAAGCAACTAGAGATGCTATTGATTGCCCTATAAAGATTACTGATAGTATAAGAACCATTCAAGATCACATCGAAATATATAAAAAAATATATAAAGATGATTGGTTTGAAAAGATTCCTTGGGGATCAAGACATCTCCCATGTTGGGAGACCCCTAACTTACGTGCTGTGGACATTAAAGCAAAGAAGAAAGATGGTTCGTATTGGAAAGGCGGA